TATGGCTTCTACGCTCATTTTATGCCTTTCTGTGTGTATGATTAAGTTTCCGCCCTTTGTGGTGGCGGTGAGGCAATGAAGCCTCGGGGTCTACCTTTTCTGTGGGGTAGACCCCTTTCACATTACTTGACTTTTAGTTCTTCGGCGTAGTCTTTGATTGCCTTGAGAGTTTCGTTATCAACTTGTGATTTGACTGCAGCTGCGTAGATGGTTCGCAGTGTTTCGATGTCTTTGTTGTCGTGTGCTTCTTGTGCTTCTAGCAGGTAGTTGCGTGAATCGCGTGTTGCCTTGATCATCTCCTCGCGTGAAGCCCTGTTTTTTGAGGCACTTAGCCCAAGGGTCGCTAATCCGCGCCCAATCGCGCTGGTACTACAGTTTTCTAAAAACGATGCCCGGTTGATGTTGCTTGAACCTCGGGTTTCGTGCGCCCAGTCGATTGCTGCCGGTCTTGTGTCTTCGCGGTCTGTGAAGATTGATGCCTGAACAACAACTTCGGTTTCGTTGATTAGTTTGATTTCAGTTAGGATGCGCCCGTTAGGCCATGTCTTCCAAAACTTTGTAATTCGGTCTGCTACTGGTTCGTAGTTATCTAAAAATCCCATGATTCTCCTGTGTTATTTGAATGTGATAAACGGTTTACCGTTACGGGCTTGAAGTGTTAGAACTCTTTCGCCCTGGTAGAAACCGTACTTGGTGCCGTTCATGTAAGCAAGCACCACAGACTTCTTTGCGTTGAAGTTTGCGTCTGCTTGTTCGAAGATTATTTTAGCTGCTATTAGATCAACCCATAGGCCATCTAGTTCAACTTCTCCATCGGTTAGACCTTCGGATAGTTCTCGGATGGTTTCGTAGGTTGATGTTGAGCCGTCAAAGTCGGGTGGTGTTTCTTGAACAACAAGGTCATAGAACGCCCGTACACGCTCTCGCATCTCTCGGGCAATAGAATCATCCCAAACGACCTCAAACTCTGTGTAGCGGCCTCCTATGACCGCACAGACCACTCCACGCTGTAGACCAAGGATGTCAAGATACCAAAGTACCTGTAATTTCCACGATTCTGGGATTTCAGATACATAATTCGCAGAGTGTTTGATTTCTAAAACGCCAAGAGTTCCATCGGCCCAAACAATGATGCCGTCTGGGTTTGCTTTCATCCAAGGTTCTTGCGTTGATTGCCAGGTGCCGGTGTCGTGAACGGTTAGCCAGTCTTTGTTTTCAGCTGCAAAGAATTCACGAATAGCAGGTTCAAGCGCGGTGCCTAAACGCATTGGGATTGTTGAATCTGTGTCTGGTAGCAGATTTGACTTCTCGGCCCAAAGGGTGTATGGGCTTTTGAATTGTGATTTACCGAAGATAACTCCGATGTCTGAACCGCCCACCCCGGCACGAGCTGCATGCCACTCTGGTGATCCTGATTCAAACGAGCCAATAAACTTGGCTGTGCCTAACTCTTCAATTTGTTCTGTGATATTCATAAGCCCATTTTAGTAATGGGCCATGACATTACTTGTCTTTGTTTTTAGACTGTACAGATTCGATTACTGAATTGATGTGTTGGTCAAAGTCTTTATCTTCGACTTTACCTTTGCCGGCGTAAGTAAAGGACAACGCCATTACAAGTCCTAATACTGAACCCGATGCGCCAAAAAGAACCGATTCTAATGCACTCATACTGAAATAAGGCAGGTTGCCAACCCCCATGAAAGCGAGTCCGGCACCAGTAGCCAGAGCCACGATTCGCTTTAGACGCTTTGGGATTTTTGACCATAGTTTCACTTTGCCGCCTTTTTGGTTGCCGGTTTCTTTGCAGGTGCTTTAGCCGCTGGTTTTGGTTCGGCTACTTTGCCAATGAGTTTGAACAAGTCAAGCAGTGCAGGTGTTGATGCCATGTGTGGTTTTGGTGCAAGTGATGCAGCTGCGTGTAAGTGTGCGCCGGCTGATGCCGAACCGGTGTTGCCAATTTTGCCTAGAACAGTTTTGCCACCTTCAACTTTTTCAAGTCTTTTTAGTGTTGGCTTCTCTGCCAGGTGCGCAAAGATTACATAGACATGATCGTGAGAGTTTTTTGTAATTATGCAGTGACCTAAAGCATCGGACCATAGAACATCTGCGACTACACCGTTGGCTACGGCATAGACTGGTTTGCCTTCTGAACCGGTTTTGAAACCCCAGTCTGAACCACGGTGTGGTTGTTTACGGTATGCCTTGTTGAAGTTGCCTAGTTCGTCGCGGCGTTCAGCACCGGCACCTTTAATTGGTTCGTGATACTTAGCCATTGATTGCCTTTGTAATTAGAGCGATGATTGTGGCGGTTAGAGCTGCAGACATTAGACCGAAGATGATTGCGTAGCCTTCTATTTTGCGTACGCGTGATTCTAGTTCTGCGTAGCCTTTGATTGTGGCTTTGATTTCTGCAATGTCTTCAACGATTCGCATTAGCAGATCGTTGTTGTTTGGTCTAAGGTCTGACATTTTATGCCTTGAGTGCTGCGATTTCCTCGGCGGTTAGGCCAAGCGCGGTTAGTTTAGATTCGGCTGATGCTTTGGCTTCGGCTTTCGCTTCTTCTTCTGCCTGGCGAATTGCTTCGGCTTCTTCGTATGCAGCGGCGTCTACTTCACGCTGTGCAATTTCTTCAGCGGTCAGTTCAACTTCGGTCTGTTCACCTGTTGAGCAGTCCACAACGATTTTGGTTAGTTTTGTGTTAGCCATGTTTTCCTTTTTTATGAGACGGTTGCGCCGCCAGAACCCTTAGTGATTGTGTAAAGAGAAGCGGTGCTGTATTGAGCGAAATTGCCTGAACCTGGTATCAAAGTCAGACTTGTAATAGCGGCAGTAGATGACCATAATCCTGCCAAAATTTCTGAGTCGGCTGTTGTCGCATTGTTTTCGTTTGTTGCTTCAATGCTTAAAGATTTATTTGTTGAGCCAGAATAGTTTGCAAAATATATTTGACCGCTGCTAAAGGTGTTTGATGTTGCGTCAGCAGGATTGACATAAATGCCGATAGAGGTATCACCATAACTTGCAGCACTTGAGCCGTCACCATAAAGCATTTTTCTAGTTTGGTTAGTAGTTGCTCCATTTATTGAAAGAGAAGCAAAAGCACCCCCGGCAGACCTGTTGGCTGTTGTCCTGGTTGATAGAACTAACAGTAAATCGGTTGCTGTGCCAGCAATACCAGTAAAGGATATCGAAGCTGCACCACCAGCACCAACGGTTACGGTGCTTACCAAAGTCATAGTCATTTAAGCCGCAATTCCATAAAGAGATGCTGTGAACCCAACTGGGAAAGTAGCATTAGTGATAACAAGTGAATTGATGGCTGCTGTATTAGGCCACCTAGAAGCACGAGCATTCGTGCCATTAGAAGAATGGTCAAAGCGAGTAAGAGAAGACTTATGCTTATCAGTTGCAGAGTAATCCATGATGTTTATTACTGACTGTCCAGCAATAGAAAATAAAACAATTTGACCAGTTCCCGTTGCACTTGTAGCAGATGAACCATCGCCACGCATAGAAACCCAAGAATAGCCAGCATTGTTGTTATCACCATTAAATTGCAAATAAACATCCCCACCAGATGGTGTGCCATTAAGAACAAGCACTAGATCGCGGTAAGCCTGTGAGATGCTGCTGAAAGTTACCGAAGCAGCTGAAGAACTAAGCGTAATGTTAGCCAGCGGTGTATAAGTAGGTGTAGGCATTAGGCCCCCTTAATTCCATAAAGACTAAAGCGCGTCAATGAAGTAAAACTAGCACTAGAACCAGCAGTGATCGTTATCGAAGTAACAGCACTAATGCTACGCCATGCAGCAGAAGATAGACGAGTTTGCACACCCGAAGAAACATAGCCCTCGAATTGACGAATAGTTTTATTTTTTGTAGTGCTAAAAGCATCAAGAATGTCAATTATAGAAACAGAAGGCGCATTAGCAGTTGTAGTACCAAGTGCATAAATTGGTGCATTGCTCGCATCGGCTTGAGCCAAAGACTGAACCGAACCACCTGTACCCCTCAATACATGCCAAGAATAATTAGCAGCAGTATCACCATTCAAAGTAATTGCAGCAGTTGAAGCATCACCAGCAAAGTTAGTTTTGGTAACAGCCCGTAGTTGCAAATGCTTGTAAGTAGTAGTGGGAATTGAAGAAAAAGTTATTACGCCGCTAGAACCTGTGCCGAAAGCCGTGCTAATAAGTTCATAAGATCCCGCAGCCGCACCAGCACTACGCGTAAAGCCATAACTACTTAAACCAACACCAGCAAATTCAGTCAATAAAGGCATTATGCAAACTTCGTTAAAGAACCCAACACCATGAAAGTCGCACTAGCAGTCTTGGTGATAGCGAAACTATAAACATCAATCGCTGAAGCATTACCAGCAGCCGGTGCAGTACCACCCTGCCACTTCACTGTTTGAGCATTACCGTCAATAGTTAGCGCAGTCATGTAGTAGGCAGTTGATCCTTGGGTCACGCTAAACACTGCAGTAACGGTTTCACCAACAGCCATCGTTGTGTTTAAAGCAACCGAAGCAGAAGAGCGCACGTTTAGGGTAAAGTTTCCAGCTGCGTTGCTTGTGTGATACATGTGAGAACCAGAGAACAAGTTCATGTTTTCGGTGCCTGATGTGGCATCGGCTTGAATGTTTGTGGTTTCACGCGGTGCAGTAATTAGCACGTTGCTTAGGCTAGTAGGCGCATTAGCAGCCCATGCAGAACCGTTGTAAATCTCTAAGGCGTTAGTGTCTTCCAGGTAAGTGACCATGCCCTCGGTAGGTGTAGTCAACGCTGCTGAACGCGCTGTAGAAGATGCGAAAACAATAACCGACTGATTCATCAGGTAGTTGTTTAGTTCGCTTGCCTGCAACGGGTAACCGTTCGCAAAGACCTTATATGCCATTTAGAATTCCTTCCAGAGTTCCAGTGTAGTGTACCAGTTGTTTACATCAATGGAGTGACTTACACGAACAATCGTGTAGTAGTCGTTTATTGCAATGTTTGCTGTGGTGTAGTCAACACCAATAAGAGTGCCGGGCTTGAACGCAGCTGCTTCGGTTAGTGTGCCTTCACGATCAACGGCCGGTGTTTCAACCTGTGAAACTAACTTTGATGGTGACTGGGCGAATACTGCTAACGCCCAACGGGTTAGTTCGGTTTCGTCTGTGGTGTTTATTGCTTCGTTGCGTGAACTGTAGCCGTAAAGTTCAATGCTGTCTGAATCTTCAAGTGTGACGTTTACAGTGTCATCACTGGTTAGTTCGACGTAAAGGCTGTTAGCAACGGCATCAATGTTGCCGACTACTGCAATGTCTGACATGCAAAGGTGGTAAGCATCGCCGTGGTTGTTGCCAACGGTGTATGTGCCTTCTGGCGCGGTCGTAACAATAGTTGGGCGGTTCTTTACAATCAATTGGTTTGATTCTGGATCAATCCAAAGGATACCCAAACCTACCTGTATTGAATCGTTGATGAACCCGGCACTAGTCTGGTTCAACTTCTGTTCCACTGGCAACTTGCCGTCAAGAGTATCTGATTCAGCTGCAATAACAATGTCTGAATTGGCGGCAACGATTTCAAGAATGTCGTTAGGTGTTGCATAACCTGCAGGTAGCCCGGTTGTGTCAAAGTCTGGGATGCGGTTGTTTACTAGACGCTTGTAGAAGTCGTAAGCCTTGATGCTAATAATGTTTGGTTGTGTTGCACCCGGGTAATAGTCCACGTTTACAGTGTCTAAGAAGCCAGTGAATAGTGTGTGCTGTACGGCCCCAGAATCGATACGAACACGAACAAGAGTTCCCGGGCGAACCGCTGAATTGTTATTCGGGTCAAAAGTCCAAGATTGTAGCACCAAGTCTGCACTGGCAGGTTCAGGCTGGAAATAAAGGTTCGACTGGATAGAGCCACCGAGGCTAACTTCGGCCCCAATAGTTTCTGCTTCGACCGGTTGCCAGGTGAAACCAAAACCGGCAGTGCCATCGCTTAGAAGGTCCGGGCCACCCAAATCAGAAACACCAACAATAAACTGACCAACTCCGGCCAGGACATCACTGCCACCAAGAAGGCTAACACCGAGAATGAATAGGTCACTGGCTTCGTCTGGTAGGTAGAGTTCAACTTTTAGGTCGGTTGCAATGTTGAAATCTGTGATCATCGCAACGCCTGTGCCAAGGTTGTGCCTGTTGCTTTTTGGAATTGTGAAACAGTCTTGATTACTTGCTTAGCGTCGGTTACTGCCTTCACGTTGACATTTACGACTGTGGCTTTAGGTGTCTGCACCTTCTGCGAGTTGAATGTCATGTTGCTGCCACCGGCGTTAGGTTGCGCCCCTGATTGGCCCGAGAAGTTCAACGGACCCTGCTTGCCACCAGAACCACCAATGTTTGTATCGGTGAACTGTATTTGCTCATTTAGCCACTTGATAAGTTCAAGAGCTGCAATAACGGCAGTGAGTGCAGGTAGTAGACCTCGCGCCGCTACGGCCATAGTGCCGAAGCCGGCCGAAGTAAGAGCCTGGTAAGTGGTGAACAATTTGAAGCCAATAGTCAAAGTGGCTAGAACACCACCAAGAATCAAGAACGCTTCTTTGTTCTCAATAACAAAACCTAGCAAGGTTGTGAAGCCGCCAATCATGGTGACAACTAGATCAATGATGGCCTGCAACTTCTCCTGGCCTTCAGGTGTAGCCAGCCAGGTAGAGAACTGGTTTAGCACCGGTAGCAAAGCCATACCGATTTGTTCTTGCATTTCACCAAAGATAACCTGCATGCGAGCGTATGGGTCTGTGTTTGCAGCTGCTTCAGCGGCCCCGGCAAAAGTGGCTTCAAGAGTAGCCATCGGGTCTGTTGCGCCCTTGATGCTTGGGATAAGTTTTACTAAGGCAGTATCAGAACCAGCCAAAGACTTAGCCATGGCCTGCGATACAGCGTCTAGGCTTTTACCTGTTGCCGCCGATGCGTCTAACGCAATCTTCATCAAACGGTTTGATTCAGTAACCGAACCTGTGGCAATAAATAGTTTTTGGTAAGCCGGGCGAAGTTGGTCGTCTGCAACCGCTGACTGGAATTGCATGGCCTTGATAGCCTTCTCGGCTTCGGCAACCTGAACCGCTGAAGCCTTACCAGTGTTCTCCATGGCAGTAGCCAACAAAGTCATAGACTTCGTATCTTCTACAGCAGCCTTAGCGGCTTCTTCAAGTTCACGCTTGATAACACCAAGAGAGAAACCAATACCAATGGCTGCAAAGGCTTTAGTGATGCCTTTAGAAACAGATGATGCGCGCTTGTTCATGGCGCTAAGTTGCGACTGTGCGCCCTTGGTTGCAGCTGTTAGGTTTTTGAATTCACCTAGAATCTCGACATTGAGAACTAAACTCACTCGGTCACCTCATTCATCTCATTCCAGACACTAATAAATGCCTGATACTCCTGGAGAGTAATGGTCCGGTATTCTGCCGGTGACATCTTAGTCAACAAACAGAACCGCGCCATCCTCTCGGCTTGCAGCTGCTTTATGCTTTTGGGTCTTCGTCAACACCCTTGAACAACTCAAGAGCCTCGCTGAAAGTGACCTTGCCAGCATCTTCCATCTTGTAATTAGGATCAGTGCGCTTCTTAGCAACCCAAATGATTGCCTTCAACGCCTTACCTTTTAGTTTGCCTGCACCCATAAGTTCATCCATTGGAGTGCCTGATAGGTTCTCAATGGTTTCAACTTCGTCAAGTGTAAGTGTGCTAAAAAAAGTTTCATTCATTCTTCTGTGCCTTTCGTAGAGTTGAACGCTATAAGTGTATCAACGGTACGGTAGTAGTTCCGGTAAACCTCATCCCTAGTTATGCCTAGAGCCTTAGTAAAAAACGGTTGTGGTTTGATGTTGCGTTTGAACCAACCCCAGTGAATCGGGTTAGCGTAAGGTACTTTGCCGTTGTTACCAGCGGATACAGAAACCTTAGTTAGTGCTTTTGAAACTCTGATGCTGTTGCGTAGTGCACCTGTGCGTACTGGCACCAAGGTTCGGGCTTCTCGGGCCACAATGTCACCGGCTTGTGAGCCAGCAGCTTTGATTTCCGAATCCGGTACACCGATAGCCTGTAGAGCCTTGATGCCGGACTTGTAGCCTTTTACCTTGATGCCAGACGCGTTAGACATTATTACGCGGTTGTGTCGATTGTCACACCGTAGTAAATGTCTGAAGCAGGAGTGTGAGGTGTGTTCTTGACGGTTAGGTCAACAGCAAACTTAGTGATCTCGTTGCTTGTTAGTGATAGCGGTGGCAACTGGTCGAATCTAACGGTGCCAGTGTAGTGCGGCTGGTCTGATGATGCGGTTGCGTTGCCGTTAGGTGCAATGGTGAACGCTACCTCGGTACCGAAGTTATCCCAAAGGATACGGTATAGAGAAGTGTCTTCGCCCGAAGTGATTCCCTCTAGGTGAAGTGTCCACTGACCACCAACGCGAACTTCGCAGAATGTTTGAACGTCGCCAGGGGCATCATCCAAAGTAAGTTCTACAATGTTAGCGTCGCATGCGTAGTCGGTTGCCCCGATTTTGAAGACAATGTTACTTGCCTTGATGCGTGTTGAAGCTGCCATGTTTGGCGACCTTTCTAAATTGTTATTGCTAGTTGTACGTAAACGTTAGTGCTTAGGTATTCGGCGTTGTTTGTTTGCAGGTTGTAAGGCTGGTTGACCGAAGTCATGCGAACATAAGCCAAAGGTGAGATTGCGTTGATAACATCCTCAATCGCTTGGTCTAGGTTCTCTGTAGCCTTCTTGTTCGTTGCGGTTGATGCCACGATCACTAACTCAAGTCCGAGAGTGTACTCCCCGAATTCAGCAGTGGTCACATAAGGCGATGCAGCGTTCAAGATTACGATTGGCGGCGTGATTCGTTCTGGTACATACTCCAAAACATTTAATCCTGCAGCTGCTAGGTCCGTTTTGAATTGAACCTTAGCATCGTAAATTTCGCTCATACTGCGTAACCTGTGTACGGCAACAGCAACGGGTAAACGGCACCCAGTGGGTCTTTAGCAACCCGGACCGGTGCGCCATCAAACGAAGCAAATTGTGCAACACCGTTAGGTGCGCTGCGACGGTGGAAGAGTTCCGACGATGCTATAAGCGTCGCCTGGTCTTTTAGAGCCGCCGGTACGGTTGAAACCGAACCAACATATCTAGTTACCAAAGCAAGGCCAGCGTCTAAACACTCCTGTGGGAATGTTGTTTCATCTGTACCTACGTATGCTTGAAACTCTGCCAACGTCACTGCCATTTTTTTACCTTAGATTAAGCGGTTACATCCAACTTGACAACAGCACCAAGGAATGGCTTGATTACGGCCATGTAGCCGTAAACGCTGATGTCGTCGGTTAGGGTTGTGATGTCGCCTGAAGTTAGACGAACAGGTGAGCCTGCAGACTCAAGAGTCTGTACAGCTGCACTGTTAGCCATGTAAACCACACCGGTTGCAAGTGCTGGGTCAACGATTACTGGAAGACCAAACAAGGTGCCTGATAGTCCAGGGATGTTTGCTGATCCAATGTTGTTAACGCCTGCGCCAGTCTGAAGTGATACTGGGCGACCGTCTGAACCTGCAACAGTGAAAATCTTCACGTATGCGTCTGGTGCAGCCAAGATGAACTCTGGTGATAGGCCGGTCTGTGCGTAGATGTAAGCAGAACCGTTAGCAACACCCTCTGCAAGAGAAGCAGCTGAACCGCCGTCTGCATCGAAAGTCTTACCAGTCCATGACTCTGCAGCAAGAACAGCAACAAGAGCTGCGTTGGTTGCCTTAGCGTACTGGATGGTTAGAGCGCGGAAAGCGGTGTCTAGGTAGTTTACAGTCGAACGCTCAATGGTCTGGCGTGAGAATGAAGTGTAACCACCATAAGTGATTACGTTCGCTGAAACAGTGTCAATTGAAATGTTACCGAATGATAGTGCTTCGTTCTCTGGGTCCTGAACGCCCACTGCAAGAGTGTTTGCTGAAACCTGTGCGAACTCAACGGTTAGACCAGCTGCAGGTAGCGCACCACGTGAGAACGCTGAAACAGTTGGGCGGTTGTTGGTGATTAGGTTGTCGATGTATCCAACAAAGCCAGGTAGTGCAACGGTGTCTGCTGATGTTGACGCAGCGCGTGCAAGCATCTTGGCATCTTCGTCGCCTGCTACTAAAGCCTTAGCGAATTCACCCTGTGAGCGGAATTTGGTATCTGCTGCTGGTGCTGTTGCAACGGTCATTCCTGCCTCTACAACGCGGCGCAGTTCTGCAACCTCGTCAAGAGCGGTACGAACGTCAAGTTCAATGTTTTCTGACATTGGTTCACTTTCTTGTTCAATTAGAGGTTCTTCGGGAGAATCGATTTCGATTTCCTCGCGAACTTCGCTTATGTTTGCGCCTGAATAGGCAGGGAATGGCACAACTGAAACTTCTTTCAGGTCTACCAAAGTACGAACTACAACATTGCTGTCGCGTTCGTTCTCAACCGGGATGAACCCAACTGAAAACTTGTTTAGAACACCATCACGCAAAAGTGTTAGAACTTCTTCGCCTCTAGGTGTTTCGCTTATGTATGCAGTGATTTCGAAACCTGCATCGGTTTCACGACCTTCGACAACTTTGCCGATTGGTTCGTCGTGATTCCAAAATAGTTTTACGTCTTCGATTGACTGAATAGCACCCGGCGCAAAACGCTCATAGGTGTTGTTTGCGATAGCAATTTCTTGACCGTATGGCACTGCCAGTCCGGTAATAGTGCGCTGATCAGTGTCAACCACACCACGAAAATCGCGTTGTTCGATGTTAGACATTTAGTCCTTCCTTGGTGCGGATTTCTTCCACTGTCAAGAAGCCAGCATCTACGCCGGTCTTGTAGTAGTTGTAACGAGCTGCAACATCAGCCTTGAATAGGTGTTCGAAGTCAAATTCGATACGAACGCCGCGTGGTAGGCAGTTGCTTAGCGCATCGGTGATTGCATCGGTATAGGCCATAAGCGTGTGCCTGTAGAATACTTGGTTCTCATCCTGCAAATTTGTGTAGGTGTCGCTGGCCCCTGGCACTGATGTTAGAAGCAGACGGGCTGGTACACCGAACAAACGAGCAACGGCCTGAACCTGTTGGTCTTGGACTTCGGTGAATAAAGCATCTTTTGGTGATAGCGCAATCGCCTGGTATTCGAAACCATTACCCAAAACAGCCACTTGTTTGTTTTGCTGCTTGTTGTGCCAGTTGGATGTAACCGCTTCAGCATCAGCTGCGTTGATCATGGCATTAGTCTTCAGAACGCCGGTAGGGACTCCAGCAGAAGTGAACCAGTTACCAGCGTAATCGCGCAAATCAATAGCAGCAGAAATGTCTTTTCGGCAGGAGTCAATCGGTGACACACCTCTCAAGTATCCAGCGCGGCTAAAAATCTTTAGATGTTCAATTTCGTTCTTGGTGTATTGCTTACCCAAGTAGTTGTAAACCAGTCGGCTTAGGTCTGGGCGACCATCGCGACCAATAGGGTTAGTAACCTCAACGGCTGAAGCCGGCAGGATGGTTAGGTTGTTTACCTGACCGTTTGAACCGTAGTTCTTATACCAGAAAGCGTTGCCTGATAAGGCTAGTTCGGTGACGGTCTGAAACAAGAAGTCGCGGCGGTTTTCGCTGATGCTTGGCTTGTTTACAAGAACCGGGTTATCAACTTTTACTTCGATGCCAGTGGCGTATCGGTAAGTGTTGATTGTCATTTTGCTAATTGGGGTAGCAATGATCTGAACCGCGCGATAAACGGCAGTCAAAGTAAGTGCGGTATCTGGGGTAACTACAGCGGCAGAACGAGTTGGAATTGTTGGTTGTGCAGCTCGTGATTCTGAAGGCTTAGTTAAGCGTGTCCATAAAGATGCCATATTCTAAACATAGTAGCATATAACGTCTGCCAATGATGCTAGAATACTCCGACCGTGGCGTGTTGCGCTCGCGAAGAAACATACAACGCCATAACCGTAGCCATTAGCGCATCGATTTCACCATGCGATTCTTTGCGACTAATCAACCAAGTTTCGCCAGTGTATTTAGATACACCGTTAGGCATTTGAGCGACCAGTAAAGGATCGTTGTTGTGCCTAACGGTGCCTGTACTAAACATGGCAAACACCGCTGAACAAGCCGCCGACATTTCCTTAGTCCATAGTTGCCACACCGGAATACCTACCAACTTCAACCGCTTTGCTAGGTTCGGTAACTGGCGATCATCTAATGCGATTGCTCTAGGTGAGAACTTGCCATACAACGAGGTTATCTCATTGAATAGTTGTTGCTCTGTAGGTGCAACCAAAGATGAAACTAGTTCCGTTTCTTGTAAGTCGCCGTTATCGTTCGCGAAGGCAATAGTGGCGTGTTCCCAGTTCTTACTAATGTCAACAGCAAACACACCGGCTTGCATGTTTGTTGCGCCTCTCCCAGTTGCAGCTTTGAACAGGTTACCGGGCAACCAAGAAGCCGCGGTACCTGAAATGAACTGGTTGAGTCTGTATCGCCGGGCTTCATGCTCGGGAATTGTTTTCAAGTCGCTAATGACTTGTTCGACTGGGATTCGCCCGGCAGCAACAGATGGGTTAGCGGCCATGATGGCTACAGGGTCATCGATTGGTGCGTTATCTGGTGCGGTCCATAAGAAGAAGCCGAAGCGTTCTAAATCGGTTGCGCCATTAGCAGCTGCGGTGCCTGACTTGTAAAGGTTGATAAGAGTTTCAGAAGATTGGTCACCGGCTGTGGTTATGCCGATTACGATTCCGTCTTTTCTCTGACTGGTTCCGAGGATAGCCGCACCCCACATGCCAGACTTAGCCAGGTGCAATTCATCAAACAAACAAAGGCTCATAGGGATACCCTGCAACGCGGCTTCTTTAGCAGCCTTAACGTCGTAACGGCCGCCGTTGTCTGCGGTTACGATGCCTCGGGTTTCCGTAGCACGTTTGAAGCGTTTGCGTAAGAACGGGTTTTGATTGATGACATAATTTACACGACTGTAAACGATGTTGGCCTGATCTGTAGACGAAGCCAATGAAATAACTTGAGGTCCGGTTTCGTGCATCAGTAGACCGTACAAGCCAAGAATTGCAGCTAGTAAAGACTTGCCGTTCTGACGGCCAACCGAGATAACAACTTGGCGATACCTTAGTCGGCCGGGGTAAGTTGGATGGTCTGCCGGGTAGCGTTCTAGCACGTGCCTTAGTAGCCACTTCTGCCATTCGTCAAGTGATAAGCCTTCAGGTGATTCGGGTGACTGCCAGGCAATGTTCGCGAACTCTATAAGACGGTCGCCATCGGTTTCGTAGTCGTCTTTGAGTGGTTGCGTGTAAAGGCTAGGCAGTTGAAGCATTAGTTTCCGAACTTTACCAGAGCCTTATAGTCAGCCAATGCCTCATTCTTAGCCTGTGCTTCTTTTTCATCAGTTGTTTGATAAATGATGTAGCCCATTCCATCACAGTCCGGTACAAGACATTTCATGTCAGGATTATTTACATCTATTGTAAATTGGCTAAATCCGTAAGCAATTTCGTTGCAGACTGAACAGCAAGTCGCATAGTTAATCGTGGTTTTCATTCTGTGTCCTTATCGTGTTAATAGTTTTTCAAGCGGGTCAACTTCAACAGTGCTTGCACCAAGAACAGACTTGATCTCGAGGATTGTCTTACGCAATTCAGCTGCGGTTGAGGTTGAACGCTTGTCATCGAACTCTTTAGCCAGTGCCAGCGCAATGCCCGACAAGACCTTCAGTTCGGTGTTTAGTTCAAGAGTGTCTAGCCATGCTCTAAGGTCGTTCTCGGTCATCCTGTGCCTTCGCGAACGATAACGGCGACTTACAAGAAACGGAACTAGTTTCATCTTTG